CTGAAATTATTATAGATAATAGCCGAACTCCTCACACGGCTACAGAGTTCTTGGATTACGAATATGAAAGAGATAAAGACGGTAATATTATAAGTGGTTATCCAGATAAGAATAATCATCACATAGATGCAATTAGATACGCTCTCGAGGAAGTGTGGAGAAGGAGGGGGCAATAGAATGTTTCAAAGATTAAAGGACTTAATAAGGCAGGTGATAGATAAAATGTTTAAACGCAGCACATTGGAAAAAGAAACTCAAGTCAATATTGCCTTAACCGATAAAATGTCAGATGCTATCAATCTATGGACACAGATGTATGAGGATAGGGCTCCTTGGTTATGCCCTACGGTAAAAAGTATGAATTTAGCGGCAACGTTAGCTTCTGAATATGCCAGATTAACTACCTTAGAACTAGAGTCCAATGTAGAGGGCAATAAGTATCTTGATGAACAATATCAAACCGTTATAGATAATATTCGTATATACACAGAGTATGCATGCGCCAAGGGCGGATTAGTATTCAAGCCTTATGTTAATGGACAGAATATTGAAGTAGACCTTACACAAGCGGATAGTTTCTTCCCTACATCCTTTAATAGTCGCGGAGAAGTTACAGGGGCTATATTTGTAGATACAAAGACCATAGGGGACAACCTTTACACAAGATTAGAATATCACAACCTAACACCTGATGGATACTACATATCTAATAGGGCTTATGTGACAAAGAATATTGAAAACAATGAATCGCTTGGAAAGGAAATTCCCTTAACAGATGTAAGTGATTGGGAAGATTTAGAGCCGGAAGTAATTATTCAGAATGTAGATAAGCCTTTATTTGCATATTTTAAGATGCCTATTGCTAACACAATAGATGCTTCTTCACCTATGGGTGTATCAATCTATTCTAGGGCAATTAACGACATTAAAGAGGCTGATAAACAATACTCAAGGTTATTATGGGAGTTTGAGGGTTCAGAGTTGGCGGTTAATGCTAGTATAGATTGTTTTAAAATAGACGACCAAGGAAATGCAATTTTACCAGAAGGTAAGGAAAGGCTATACAGAGCATTACAGTATGAAGCGGCAGTAACTAAGAAAGATTTTGAAACATTCTCCCCTGCCATAAGGGATGAATCATTGCTAAATGGTCTTAATAGCTTACTTAGACAAATAGAGTTCAAAAGCGGATTAGCTTATGGAACATTAAGCGACCTACAGCAAGTAGATAAAACTGCGGAGGAAATTAAGACAAGCAAACAACGTTCATATCAATCTATTACAGATACACAAAAAGCATTACAAAAGGCTTTAGAACATCTAGTGTATTGCATGTCAATTATCGGTCAGTTATCCGGACTTCCTACTGGTGGCAAATATGAGGTCGGATTTAAATGGGACGATAGTATACTGGTAGATGCAGAAAAAGAACGCATCCAAGACAGAGCAGATGTTTCCATGGGAGTGATGTCGTTAGCCGAATACCGGGCTAAATGGTATGGCGAAACATTGGAACAGGCAAAAACAAAGATACCGGAACAAGCGGATACGATTGAATAAGGAGGGATAAGACATGAACGAATTTAAGTATGAGTTAACGCAGGAGCAAAAGGATGCTGTAAAAAAGTTTGTTAAGCGATTGGTAAATACAATTGATGAATTATGGAACCTCATAAAGAAGGCGTTGAATGATATTGCACATAATTTTAACACTTATATCCGTGGTCTCAATCCAAAGAAGCGGTATAAATTTTTAAAGGCCATCGGTATTAAGAATTATCTTCCGTTCTTTCATAGAGATGGAGTTATTCACTGCCGGAACAACTGTTAAAAAGCGATAAAGGAGGAATGATATGCTCAAGATTCCCAAAATGTCCAATGGAAAACCTTTTAAAATAAATTCACCGTATTTGCATGGTAGTCGCAGTGAGCCAGAGATAGTTATGCCGTTAGGAACTATAAACGAAGCAGTAAAGCAAGCTCTAAATGAAAGCGCAAAACATGAAACACAGATAACGTTTAAACTAAACGGAGAACAAATATACAAGAAAACTGGCGGTGATTAAATGCTTACGCCTTCCGAGTTAGAAAAGATACCTAAAGAATTTGAAAAACTCCTCACATATGCCGAAATGAGAATTATGGAAGATATCATCCGTAGAATTAAAATAAATGGAGAGATTACAAGAGCGGCCGACTGGCAGATATACCGAATGATTCAATTAGGGGAATCAAGAAAAACCATTGACGAAATCTTAAAGAGAACTTTAGATCTATCTAACAAAGAGTTGGATAATTTATATGATAGAATAATCGAAGAAGGTTATTCCAGGGATGAAAATCTTTATAAAGCTACAGGAAAAGAGTTTATTAAGTACAAGGACAATCAACCATTGCAAAGCTTAGTAAGCGCCGTTAAGGAGCAGACCAAGGGAGATATAAAAAATATCACCCAATCGTTAGGATTTGCTACTAAGAAGAATGGCAAGATAGAGTTTTCTCCTATTGCAGATACATATCAGCGAATATTAGACAACGCAACTACAGATATTACTACAGGAGTATTTGATTATAATACCGTTATTAAAAGAACTATAAAGGAATTAACTGATAGCGGACTGCGAACAGTTGATTATGCTACCGGATGGAGTAACCGGGTTGAAGTAGCCGCAAGAAGGGCTGTTATGACTGGAGTGTCACAAGTAACCAGCTATATAAACGAAACAAATGCAAAAGAACTTGAGACAGACTATTTTGAGGTATCTTGGCATGCTACAGCAAGACCTACACATCAAGTATGGCAGGGTAGGGTATATAGCCGTAAAGAGTTAGAAGCCACATGCGGTCTTGGTGAAGTCGATGGGTTATGCGGTGCAAATTGCTATCATTCCTATTATCCATTTATTCCTGGTGTTTCAAAAAGAACTTATACAGACGAACAGTTGGACAAAATGAATGCAAAAGAGAATGAACCTAAAGAGTATAAAGGAAAAGTGTATACATCCTACGAGGCAACCCAAAGACAAAGAAAGCTCGAATCACTCATGAGAAAGCAACGGCAAGAGATTAAGTTGTTAGAAAAAGGCGGAGCAGATGAAAACGATATTATAAATGCTAAATCAAGGTATAGGTCTACCATGGCTCAATATGCTGATTTCTCTAAGCAAATGGGTTTACCGCAAGAAATGCAAAGAGTATATGCCGATAATTTAGGTAATGCCGGTGGTAAAGGAAGACTTGCTACGGGATTGAAAAATGCAGCCGGTCATAGTATAATTGAAGTAAAGAGAACAACTTTAACTGGTGAACCTAATTCAATCACTCAAAAAGTAGGCGCGAAGGGTAGAATCGAAAGAAATTATTATGATGAAAAAGGTATGCAATACAAGCAAATCAGTAATAGCAATCATGGAAATGCTAAACAGCATCCATATGGAGAACATGGCGAACATGCACATGATTATAAATATGACGGTGACGGAAAAGTGATACGTCCTATGCGAGAGTTATCAGATGAAGAGAGGAAGGAGAATAGTGATATCTTATGAGCATAAAAGAATTAAAAGAAATCATATTGAGTAGCTTTTCTCATGTATTATTCACGTATAATGGTAAGGATTGTGGAATAGATCCTTTTAGCATTGATGATATTGATGTATGGTGCGGCGATAATATGGTAAAGGTTAATAGTATTGATGAGATTTCGACAGTCCCAATTTTTGATGGAAAGCCGCTCAATGAAGTAATAGCAGAAATAACAGATATAGATTATTAATACCACCAACTATTAAAATGGTTAGGTGGTATTTTTATACCTAAAATTAAGCATCCGAAAGGGTGTTTTTTATATGTCCGAAATGACGTTTAAACTAATCTTGTCTTGCAGGCAGACGTTTAAACACTGTATCGAAGTGGAGGCACCACGATTAAAAACAGCTCGATGGAAAGGAGAATCATGGAATTTTTAAAAGCAATTTTAGGGGATAAGTACCCGGAATTTGAATCTGCTATTAACGCATATAACATATTACCGGAAAACAAGGATAAGCAGGTTAAAATAGCAGACTTGGGTGGAGGTGGATATGTAAGTGTAGAAAAATACAACAAGGTAGTAGCAGAGCGTGACAACAATAAAACCTTACTTGATACAGCTAATCAAGCGTTAGAGCAGTTTAAGGATATTGATGTGTCACAGTTGCAGGGAGAGATTACAAAGCTTAAAGGTGATTTATCTGCCAAGGAAACCGAGTTTAATACTAAGTTGGCAGAAATCGAATACTCCGGAGCAATACAGAAGTATTTCGAAGCTTTTAAATTCACGTCCGAACTAGCCAAAAAAGCGGCAATGGAAGAATTTAAGAGCAAAGGGCTTAAGCTTGAAAATGGTCAGTTCCTTGGTGGTGATGATTTCATGAAACAGCTAAAAGAATCAAATCCTACAGCTTTTGTTGCAGATGATGATGGACAGAAACCTCCTATTATCGTTAAACCAACACAAACACATAAACCGGGCGAAAAAATGACACTTGCTGAAGCTATGAAGTACAAAAATGAACATCCGGAAGTGGATATTAAGACATTAATCTAAGAAAGAAGGTAAAAATATGCCAGGAATTTTTGATAGTAAGAATTTTAACAGTGAAGTATTTATGGCTTATGCCGAGAAAACACCTAATTTAAACAGAAATGAGTTACTTAAGTCTAAAGCAATCCGCCCAAGACAGGACATTGCATCTAAATTTAGTGACCAAGTAGGCGGTAACTATGCCACAATTCCTATTTTCGGTAGAATTGGCGGTGCTGCACAAAATTATAATGGTAGCACAGATATTAAAGCAAATAAATTAAAGACTTATACACAAGGGCGTGTTGTTGTGGGACGTGCCAATGCATGGGTAGAAACTGATTTTAGTTATGACATTACCGGTGGAACTGATTTTATGGCTCAAATTGCTTCACAAGTAGCTGAATACTGGGACGATGTAGATCAGGCAACACTGCTAAGTGTATTAAAAGGCATCTTTTCTATGACAGGTGCTAAAAACTTAGATTTTGTTAATGGGCATACCTATGATGTATCTGATAAAACAGACGGAACAGGGGTTTTCAATGCCGTTACTCTAAATAATGCAATCCAGAAAGCATTAGGAGATAATAAGGCTAAGTTTACACTTGCAATTATGCACTCTGTAATTGCTACGCAGCTTGAAAACCTAAATCTGTTAGAGTACATGAAGTATACAGATAGTGATGGAATCGAAAGAGCGTTACCGCTTGCTACCTTAAACGGAAAACTGGTATTAGTTGATGATGCTATGCCTGTAGAGGAAGTTGCAGCTACTGAAAATGACCCTGCATACAATAAGTATACCACTTATGTATTAGGCGACGGGGCAATCGAATATACAGATTGCGGTGCTAAGGTTCCATATGAAACAGATAGGGATCCTGCCAAGAATGGTGGACAGGATACATTATACGGTAGACAGAGAAAGATTTTTGCTCCTTATGGAATCTCTTATAAAGACAATACTGTTCTTTCTCCTACTGATGCCAACCTGGAAAACGGGGCAAATTGGACGCTTGCTAACTCTAACGAAAGCGGCAGCCCTGAATACTTCCCTCATAAGGCTATCCCTATCGCAAGAGTAATTACTAGAGGCTAAGAAAGGATAAGGGGATGGGATACATAGATTATAGTTATTATATAGATACCTACAAAGGCAGTTCCATTCCCGAAGCTGCCTTTGATAAAATGGCAAATAAGGCGCAGGCCAAGGTTGACTATTACACCTTTAACAGAATAGACGAGACAGCGGATTACATGAACAAGGTAAAGATGTGTTGCTGTGAACTTGCAGAACAGATTTACTCACATGATACCGCAAAAACAGGTAGCGGAATAGCATCTGAAAAGGTTTACGATTATTCGGTAACTTATGTTGGACAGAGAGAGATAGAACAGACACTTAACAATAATATAAGTACCACAATTAATGAATGGCTTGCCATGACCGGCCTTTTATATAGGGGGATATGCTAATGTATACAAACGCAGACTGTACCGTCTATTTTAATCAAAATGGGCAGTATATTAGACGTACTATACTAAATGTATTTTGGTCTGATTCTAAGCAGGCAAACGTCCTTAAAACGGGTATGACAGGTGCCGATTCAGTAAAGGTTATGATACCGATATCTAGTGCTGATAATTTGGCATTTACAGCCGGAAAAGACCTCATTATGAAAGGAATTATCGAATTGGAATTTGATAATACAAGCAGCAAAACAATCTCGGACAGCCGGAAAGCTCTTGAATTATTAGGAATTGTTTACACAATAAATATGGTTGACGATAAAAGATATGGCAGCTACAATATGCACCATTGGGATTTGTCTTGTAGGTAGGTGATTAGATGCAGTTTAACGGTAAGCTTGATATGAAATCTACTGATATCCTCACAAAGGAAAGAGGCTTGCAGGATATGGGACCGGTGCAGAAATTTATTGATAATGAATGTATTAATAAAATGATTCCTTACACACCGATGTTAAGCGGCTTACTTTCAAATAGTGCGCCAAGACTTGGTACAAAGATTGGAAGCGGTAAAATTGAATACGCCTCTCCTTATGCAAGGTATCAGTATTACGGTAAACTCATGGTGTCCTCAACTACAGGCAGTGCATGGAGTAAAGGAGAATCCAAGGTGTTAACGGATAAAGATTTAGTTCACAATAAAAGCAAGCACCCACAGGCAGGTCCATTCTGGTTTGAAAGAATGAAAACAGATAAGAAAGAAGAAATATTACAAGGTGCTAGAAAATTGGCAGGTGCGAAATGAACATAATTGAATTAGTAAAACAAATATTAACTGATTACCCTAAAATATCTAAATTAACAGGTGGAATAGATGTTGATTTTACTGAAGATACCCCGGGCAATTGTGGATTATATCCTACGGGTGACCAGTTGTTAAAAGAAGATATCTTAGGAAATCAAAATAGACAACATAATTTTGTACTATATGCAGTTTTTCAATCGTTTAACGATTATGAGAGACTTGCAAATAGTACTTTTTTATTGGATTTAGCTTACTGGCTCGAAAGAGCTGCTAAAAACCAAGAGATAGAAGTAATAATTGACGAGCAGATTGTAACGGGCAAACTAACGAAATTAAGTAGCGCAAACGGTATGTTATACGACTACCAAGACAGTACTTTATCTGGCCCTGTTAAATACCAATTACAAATATACGCTCAATATCATTTAGAAAGCGAGGATTAAATATGGCAGTAGGAGATAAACTGGAAAGAAAATATCTTATACATTACATTGATTCCTCTTTCGGCGGAACTGTATCCTATGAAAGAATCGGTAAAGATTTAGAGGAATATAATATCGAATTAAATCCTGATGTAGAGACTGTTAAGAACATTTGGGGAGAAACATCCAATACAGTAAAGGGGTACGAGCCAAGTTCTTCCGTGGAGACATATTACGCAAGAGAAGGGGATCCTTTATTCACACGACTGGCTACTATAGTAAACACACGTGCAACTGGTGCCAAATTAGAAACCACAGTAGTGGATATCTTGGTTAATGAATCTGGAACGGTTGAATGGGCTTATAGGGAAAATGTTCTTGTTATTCCACAGTCCATGGGAGGCGACAATGGAGGTGTGCAAATTCCATATGAAATCATGTATAACGGTGGACGTACAGCAGGTACATGGAACAATGCGACTAAAACTTTCACCCCAACAACGGAGGAAGATTAAAAACGTGAACGGTCTTAATGGCCGTTCGTTTTTATGTAAAAGGAGATGAGCACATGTCAAAATTGACTCTAAATACAGGCGTTAAAACTTATGATATAGAAGACGAAAATGGCAAGATGCTAGGTACTATAAGCATTTATCCAAATGATTTTAACATCGGAAAACGAGCAATGGAAGTGCAGAAAAAAATTGTCGAGTACATTACTTCTGCTGAACAGATTGCTGTTGAAAACGATGAGAGCGCGATTGAACAGATTACTGAAATTGATAACAAAATTAAAGAGCAGCTTGATTATTTATTCAATTCAGACGTATCAAAAACCGTCTTTAGTGGTCTTCATTGCCTGAATGTTACAGAGGACGGTAGATATTTTATTGAAAGATTTTTAGAGATGATAATGCCTGTCATAAATAGCGAGTTGGATAAATCGCTTAAGGCATCACAGAAACGTGTAAAGAAATACACAAGTCAGGTGAGTAGATAATGATTGGTAGATTACCAACACAGTTGGAAATCGATGGTTCAATGTATGATATTCGAACAGATTATAGAGATTGCCTATTAATTCTTGAAGCTTTTAATGATATTGAACTTACGCACGAAGAAGCAACAAGAGTAATGCTCGAAATTCTGTATAAAAATGTACCGGATAATTTGGAAGAAGCAATAAAGAAAGCTTTATGGTTCTTAAATTGCGGAGACGACAGTTCAGAAGATAAAATTATGGAAAAACCCGTATACGACTGGAATCAGGATGAGCAAATGATATTTGCAGAAATAAACAAAGTCGCAGGACGCGAAACGAGATTAGATGAATATATGCATTTTTGGACTTTTATCGGTCTTTTCCAAGGAATTGGAGAAGGTCTTTTTTGTACTGTAATTTCCATTCGCCAAAAGCTTAATAAAGGAAAAAAACTAGATAAAACAGAAGATGAATTTTACAAAAGAAATAAAGCCCTAATTAGACTAAAGCCAAAACTTTCACAGGCTGAACAAGAGCAATATGACTTTATCAATGAATTGTACGGATAGGAGGTGATTATTATAGCAGACGGGTCATTAAAATTCGATACTAAAGTGGACGACAGTGGATTTGTTGAAGGTATTCAAAAAATGTCCAGTAAGCAGATAAAACTCCAAAATATCATTAAAAAAACTCAAGCAGAAATGTCTAAGCTTGAAAAATCCATGGAAGATATGAAAAATGCGAAAGTACCCACGCAGGAATACCAAGATATCCAGAAGCAAATCGCGGATGCAAAGAGTAAACTTGATAGCTTCCTCGAAACAGAGCGGCGCATGAAAGACACTGGTGCAAAACAAAGTGGCCAATCATGGAAAAGCTTGCAATGGAAAATAGAAGATGCCAGGAACACATTAAAAGCGGCGAATTTAGACATGAAAGAACTTGAAGCCTCCGGTTCAGCATTTACTATTGGTGGAGACACCTCCAAGCTTGATAGTATGCAAGCTAAGTACAATTCATTAAGTGGAAAGCTAACAGAATATTCTGTAAGACTTTCGGAATTGCAACAAAAAGAAGCAGGCGAGGTCACGTCTAGCACAAGAGTGTCAAGGGCTTTAGGACTTATTGCTTCTGCAGCCGGAAAAGCATGGACCGGAATAAAGAACCTCGGAGCGGCTACAGTATCAATATCCGGTAAATTGGGAAGGCTTGCACTGACTGCCGGAAAAGCTGCTGGCAGTTTCCTTAAGATGATTAATCCACTAAAAGGAATCCGCTCTGCAACGGATGGCGGAAGCAACAGTATTTCTAAATTTACCAGTCGGATCATGCGTATGGCTAAAACTGCATTCGTGTTTGCAATACTCCGAAACGGATTTAACAGCTTGAGAAGATACATAACAAATATGCTCAAGACAAATGCACAGTTTGCCGCCTCTATAGCACAGGTAAAAGGAAACCTTATGACAGCATTTCAGCCTGTATATGAAGCTTGCCTGCCTGCTATAAACGCTCTGGCATCTGCATTGGCAACGGCAACAGGATATTTAGCACAGTTTACCTCTATGTTGCTTGGAAAGTCCGTAAAATCGAGTCAGGCAGCCGCAAAATCACAATACGAACAAGTAAAGGCTTTAGAAGATACGGCAAAGGCAGCTAAAAAGGCGAAAAAGGAACAAAAAAGTCTTGCCGGTATAGATGATGTGCAGATACTTGCAAACAATAAAGATAGTGATAGCGGCTCTGGTAGCGGAAGTAATGTAATTAAACCTGATTTTACATCCGCAATTGAAGAATCTAGCAATGTATCTGATTTTGTGGATAAGCTTAAAAAAGCTTGGCAAGAATCGGATTTTACTGAAATAGGTCAGATTATTGCCGGTAAGATAAATGATGCTATCTCTAATATTGATTGGAGTAGCATACAAGGCACGTCCCAAAAAATTGCTACTAGCATCTACACATTTATAAATGGATTTGTTTGTGAACTTGACTGGTCCGGGGTTGGCAAAACGGTAGGCAATGGACTTAACACTGTAGTAGATTTTGCAAACACATTTGTAAAAGGTCTTGACTGGGGAAAACTTGGTACCGGGATTGGCACAGGAATAGATGCTCTGATAAAAACGGTTAACTGGGTAAAGCTAGGAGAAACGTTTTCTACCTACTATTCTGGAGTTTTTAAAGCAATAGACAGTACTATAACAGCAATCAACTGGGATAACGTAGGAAATAGCCTTGGAAGCGGATTACAGGCAGCAATCAATAAGATGGATTGGCAAGGAGCAGGGCAACTTGTATCCAATGGCTTAAACTCTGTTGCAACTCTAATAAATAGCTTTTATAAATCGGTTGACTGGATTGGGTTTGGAAGTAATATGGCTTCTAGCCTTAATACGGCAATTGCAGGAACAAACTGGAGCAATGTTGGCACAGCTATTGGCAATGCCTTAAATACCGCAATAGATACCGCATACGGATTTATAACAGAGTTTGACTGGTCTTCATTCGGACAAGGCATTGCAGACGGTATAAATGGTATATTAACAACGACAAACTGGGTAGAACTTGCAGAAGGAGCATCAAGTTTGGTAATTGGATTATTAGACAGCATAGCAACTGCAATAAGAGAGATTGACTGGCTCAATATAGGAAATACAATAGGAGAAATGTTAAGCAATATTAACTGGCTAGGCATTGCCGGTGGAATAATTGATTTGCTTGTCAGCGCCTTTAACGGATTAGTGTCTACTATATTTGGGATAGGTAAAACGATAGGCACTAATATTATGGATGGACTTAAAAACGGTATTAAGATAAGTGATATCCTTAAAAACGCAGGCAAGTGGATAAAAGAACACATATTTGACCCTATTGTTAATAACATCAAAAAGCTATTCGGAATACATAGCCCAAGTACCGTAATGCTAGAAATCGGTGGCTTTATAATGAAAGGTATGATAAACGGAATAACGTCTCTTGTAGGTACAGTTGTTGATAAATTTAAAAATCTAGTTAGCGATATTAAGAGTTTCTTTGTAAGTATTCCTGACTGGTTTGGAGATAAATTTAATGCAGCATTAACAAAAATCAAGTCGGTTTTCAGCGCAGCTGCAGTCAAAAATCATTTTTCGAGCATTTGGGAAGATATAAAGAGTTGTTTTAGTAGTGTTGCGAATTGGTTTAAAGATATATTTACTAAGGCATGGACTAATGTTAAGAACGTATTCTCCACGGGAGGCAAGATATTTGATGGAATTAAAGACGGTATAGCGGATACTTTTAAGTCCGTAGTTAACAAGCTAATATCCGGTATTAATACAATTATAGCTGTTCCATTTAATGCTATAAACGGTATGCTTAACAGAATACATGACATAAGCATTCTTGGATTACAGCCTTTTAGTGGACTATGGTCCAGAAACCCGTTGTCTGTTCCGCAGATACCCAAATTAGCAACTGGTACCGTAGTACCAAAAAACTACGGAGAATTTCTGGCTATCCTCGGTGATAACAAGAGAGAAACAGAGGTAGTCTCTCCACTTAACACGATAAAACAAGCCTTAAAGGAAGCTATGAGAGAAACTGGTGGTTCTGGAACCGGCACGATTAATTTAAAAGTGTACCTGGATAGCAAGGTTGTTTATGATGCTGTAGTTAAGCAAAATAATAGCAATACAAGAAGAACAGGTAGAAATGCTTTAGCAGAAGGGTTGGCATAGATATGGAGAAGTGGAAACCTGACTTTAAGATTGAAGGCATATCCGTGCCTATACCGGATAATTACGCACAGGTAATAACAGATCTGTCAAGCGAAGAAACCGGACGTACACTGGACGGAGTAATGCACAAAGATGTTATTGCAGTAAAGACGAGTACCCCACTTGAATGGTCTAATTTGGAGTGGGAATTGGCCGCTAAAATTGCAAATGTGGTAGACGGAAAATCAAGCATAACATGTGAATATATGGACGTGAGAAAGCCTTACCAGATGGCATCTCGAAAAATATACATAGGCGATAGAAACTGTGAACCGACAGGCTTTGATACAGATGGCAAGGTTTACTGGAAAGTCTCATTTAGCGAAATAGAAGTGTAGGTGAAGGAATGCAAAATGTTTCTAATGAATTTAAGAGAATTTTATATGGTGACGAAGGAAGAATTTTTTATGGAAAGGCAAATATAATTCTTTCTGACGACACGAAATTAGTGATTGGAAATGAAGACATCTGGCAAGGCGGCATACAAATATCCGAAATGACAAGTAATAGCGGTAATTTTGAAATAGGTATGTGTGCTTGTAATCAGCTTATCTTAAAGATTAACAATACAACTGACAAGTATTCGGATTATAATTTTGAGGGAGCAGTAATAACTCTTTACATAGGACTACAGCTATCCAAAACAGTTGAGTATATAAAAAAGGGCGTGTTCACCGTTGATTTATCCGAGCAGGTCGGGAGTTACATAAGTCTTATTTGCTTAGACAATACACACATGCTAGACAAGCCGTTCTCTAATGTAAAAATTAACTTTCCGTGTACATCGCTGCAGCTTCTCCAAGCAGTATGTACACATTGTGGAATATCAACGGTTTCTACATTTTTGAACAGTAGTTTCACGATACAGAAAAGACCTGACGATGAAGCTCTAACGTGCAGGGATATAGTGTCATACATTTCACAAATTGCCGGTTGCTTTGCTAGGTGTAATGTGAATGGAGGATTAGAGTTAAAATGGTATGACATTGGAGCGTTTGAGCAATCAGACTTGGATGGTGGTACATTTGACAAGGATAATCCGTATTCAAGTGGAGATACCGCAGATGGTGGAAATTTTATAGATTATAATACCGGTAGCAATATAGATGGTGGTACTTTTCTACAAATGAAGAGATACCACCATATCTATAGTCTTTCACAAGCTACCATAAGTACAGATGATGTAGTGATTACTGGAATTAAAGTTGAAAATGCGGATTCTGAAAATGGTTATTCTGCTATGTTTGGGGTAGATGGATATGTTTTATCTATAGTAGATAATCCCCTTATACAGAGCCAGCCAGATGCTGTCATAATTGCAAATTCGGTTGGTGCTAAAATTGTTGGTATGATGTTTAGGGTTTTATCCGTATCCGCAAAATCTGATCCTACAGTTGAAGCAGGAGACGTGGCCTTTATATCAGACCGAAAAGGAAATTCATATCAAACTTTGATTACATCTTTAAATTACACAATCGGAAGCTATATGAGTATTGCATGTGATGCAGAAACACCGAGCCGAAATAGCAGCACAAGATATTCTGCGGTTACCAAGTCTGTTGTTAAGGCAAGAAACGAAGCAAGAAAAGAAATTACCGCCTATGATTTAGCCGTACAGCAACTAACCAATCTCATGGTTAATTCATTCGGTGCATTCAAATCAGAAGAAAAGTTGGAAGATGGCAGCACAATATATTACATGCATAACAAACCGACCAGAGCAGAATCTCAAACAGTCTGGAAAATGACAGCGGATGCCTTTGCGGTTAGCACAGACGGAGGAAAGACATGGAATGCAGGAATAGACAGCCAAGGCAATGCGGTTGTTAATGTACTGAATGCAATCGGAATCAATGCAAATTGGATAAATGCCGGGGAAATAAACGGCATATCTATTAAAACTAATACCGGGCAAATAGGACCATTCAGAATTGGAAAAACTGGTTTGTTTTCAGACATCATGGAGTTTTACGAGAATAATAACTATCCCTTAATATGGCTTACCAAAAAAGGACCAAACGGAGAACCTTGGGGGGCGAACAACACCGAACGTGCTAACCTAGAACCATCCGTTGTGGTTGTACGAAGCATAGATGAAAATGGGAAACGTACAGATGTAAATCTTTTTGCAAGGAAAAATCCGGATAGCGGAAGAACTGGTGAAATTTCCATTAGTAAATGGGGAAATGAAATAATTCATGATGCTACACTTAGTACTGACGGAATTTATATAGACAAACAGGAAAGCGGAGTACGGTTAGAAAACGTAGAACTTACTCCACACGGATTATTTTTACAAAATGAAGATGGATATTACACGTTCATTACCCAGTCTGGCAGCATAACCTTTTCGGAAGACCAAGTATCATTCACCGGAGCAAACTGTCAAATAACTATGAGTGAAGACGGAGATATAAGCATATCCGGTCAAAAGGGAAGTATCTACATGACAGATGATACTTATATAAATTCCCCGGGAGATATTTATTTAAATGGATTTCCGGCTGATTTACAACAAATGCAAAACGACATAATGGCAATAAAGGCTAAGTTAAATATGTCGTAGGAGGTGATAGCATGGCAGTAAGAGCACCAAGGCGAGGATTAAAAGTTGATTTTGACCCGAATAAATTAGTTGAGGGTGAACTGGCAATGCCTTTGGACACAAAGGAGTTGTATGTTGCCTTTTCCCCAGGGGATGTGCAAAAGTTGGCTACCCATGAAAATGTGAAAGAAATGGTTGAAGAAGCCACAGAAGAAGTTATTGCAGACTTTACAGAGGGTGTCAACAATGCCACAGAATATGCTACAGAGCAAGGGGACTACGCAAAGGCGCAGGGGAATCATGCAAAAACACAAGGTGACTACGCGAAAGAGCAGGGTGATTATGCCAAGGCACAAGGGCAAGCGGCTGAAAGCATTGTATTAGGAAATATTGCAACCGAAACTACTCCCGGTATTGTTAGGGGTGGTGGAGATGTTAAGGTTGACCCAGTGACTGGGGACATGACCGCTCCGGATAAGCTTGATAAAACAGGAGATTCAAAAAACAATACAGTAACATTCGAGCAGGCAACAGAAGACGGAGAGCTGACAAGTGGAAGTACACATGCAACATTGTTTGGGTTAATTAAAAAGAAGTTTGCTGATATTTTAACCGCATTGGCATATAAAATAGATAAAACGAGCATAGCACAAACAACAGAAGTAAACGATTCTACAAAGGTTCCCAGTACTGCTGTTACCCATGGAATGCAACAAAATATAGTTAAAAATGCGAATGATATTAATGCGCTAAATAATAAGTTGGTTAAGTACAAATCAATTGAATTATTAACGTTTTTCGATGTGCCTGCAAATACTAGAAAAGAGTTATACGATATTTCTACAGACATTACATTAAAAGATAGATTTATTTTAAATGTACAAGCAACTTATTTTATACCTTATAGCTCAAATAATTTTATTTATAGCATTTATTATAATGGCGCTGATCAAAAGATATACTTTATTTCATCCGCAGCACAGCAGTATAAATTAATAATTAGAGTTTTGTATGTATAATAGCTATTTAACTTGATGCAAGATAACATCCGGATATTGTTATTATCTT